CGGCGGAATGGGCGTTGATGGATACGCTCCAAGCCCATTTAGAATGTCAAACACATTAATGGCATCAATTCGTGGATTGCTTGCTCCATATCTCAGCCCAGGCGCAATGGTTGGATGAAAGATGCCACCAGTCGCACTGACAACACTTCGCACAACGATAGCGGCGGCTTTAGCCAATGCCGGTGTGTGGTCAACCTTCAGCTTCCCGCCCCCAGTAATTCTTGCCAACTCAGTGATAGTTGCGCCGAGTGACCCTTATTTAGTTCCGTCAAATAATTCACAGGCTTCCATTGCTTGCATGGCAAACTTCAAAGTCATCATGACCGTGCCGTATCTAGATAACCAGGGAAATTTGAATGGCATTGAAAGCACGATTGTGGCCGTGTTCAATAAATTGGCCTCATCAACATTAGTGTTCAACATAACCGGTGCATCAGCTCCTTCAGTGTTGGATGCACCGAGTGGGCCAATGCTTACATCGGATTTTTCCATAACAGTCTTAACAACTTGGTCATAGGAGATAAAATGAGCGAAACAAACGCAGAGAATTTGGCTTGGCTTGTCAAAGTCGGTCAGATCAAGGATACAAAGGCTGCAAAGCCAACGACAACAGAAACAGAGGAAAAATAAATGGCTATCTATCTAAACAACAATGTTGGCGTGAAACTTGCAACCGCAGCCGCGCCAACAGTTCCATCAATTGACATCTCGTCTTATGTGAGTGCAATTACATTAACGCAAATTGTAGATGAGCTGGATGTCACGACAATGGGCGATCTTTCTCATCGTGTGGTCGGTGGGCTACAAAGCGCAACTTTACAAATCGACTTCTTCAATGACTGGGCAGCATCAGCAGTCATGACAACTCTACAAAGTGCATTTGCAACCACTTTGGCAGTTTCAATGATTACAGTTAAGGGAACCGCAGTTAGCGCAACAAATCCCACTTATCAGTTCTCAATCTTTGTCAACAACCTGACCCCAGTGGGCACAGGCGGGGTTGGCGATGAAGCTGCATCCAGCATTTCATTCACCGTAAACACAACAGTCACTGTCTCAACATCAGTGGCATTCTAAGGAGCAAAAAATGGCACGCTTGAAAATCACTAGGGCCTCAGGGGATGTGGTTGTTCCAATCACCCCCTTGGTTGAATATGCGTTCGAAAAGTTCACAGGTAAGGGAATTCATAAGCAATTTCGTGATGAAGAAAAACAGTCAGACATCTATTGGTTGGCTCATAATGCTTTATCACGCGTTGAAGTGCTCCCACCTTTTGGCGAAGAATTCCTTGCAACTTTGATAACCGTTGAAGTTATGGATGATGAGCCTCTAAAAAAATAGAGCGGGGAAGTTTCACCTACCTAGTGGCCTCACTAGCGGTGGAGCTTAAAATAAGCCCCAATGAAGTTTTAGATCTTGATGAAAGAATGTTCAAAGCCGTGCTTCAGGTACTAAATGACAGAGCGAAGGAGAGGGCCCGTGCCACTAAACATCACCGGCGTTGAACCTACTTTGAAGGCAATGCGCAAGTTTGATAGAGACTTGACTAAGCAAATGAACATTGAAATCAAAGCTGCAATGTTAACAATTCGTGATAAAGCGCGAGGGGATGTACCCCAGGGATTCCCAACATATCTTTCAGGATGGGAAAAGCGCGGCAAGGTACAGAGCCAAGCGGTGTTTAACACTAGCGGCCGCGTGCGCAAATTTCCTCTTTTTGACACGGCTGAAGTTAAAGCCGGAATTGTCTATCGCCAAGGCAAAAGCATTCAGAACCGTCAGGGCTATCGCGCTCAGTATTATGTGCGCAACAACTCAGCAGCCGGAGCAATTTACGAAACAGCCGGCCGAAAATCCGGAGCTGATGGTCAAACTTGGGTCGGGCCAAAGGGCAGGGGAGACAATGTCAGCCGGTCAAACAATCCTGATGCGGGTAAATTATTTATTGGCGCGATGGGTTCACTTTACGGAAAAGGATTTGACCGAGGCCGTTTGATATTTAAGGCATGGGAACAAGATCAAGGCAAGGCGACACTGGCCGTGACCACTGCCATTGATAAAGCCGTCAAGGTGTTCAATGACACCGGCGGTGCGGGTACTCAATCCGGCTATAAGTTGGCCTCATAATGCCAAATTTATTAGTCAGTGCAACCACACGGTATGACCCAAAAGGGTTGAACAAAGCCAAGAAGCATATCTCCGGGTTTGATAAAACTATAAAAGATTTGGGAAAAACTTTTGCGGGCGTTTTTTCTGCCCAAAAGATTTTGCAATTCGGTAAAGCTTCCGTTCAGGCATTTGTGGCCGATGATAAAGCTGCCAGGGTGTTATCCCGGACACTTACCAATCTAGGCCTTGCATTTGCTGATCCATCAGTCAAAACTTTTATAGGCGACTTGGAAAAGCAATACGGCGTGCTTGATGATTTTTTAAGGCCGGCATATCAGAAATTATTGACCACCACTGGAGATTTGACTAAATCACAAGATTTGTTAAAAACTGCCCTTGACCTAAGTGCACAAAGTGGGGAAAGCGTTGTTTCAGTTGCCAGCGACCTTGGCCGTGCATATGCGGGCAATACCAAGGGGCTGCAAAAATATGGTTTAGGTTTAACCAAAGCACAATTGACTGCCATGTCATTTGAAGAAATCTTGGACAAGATAACAGAAATCAGCAAGGGTCAAGCTGCTGCGGCTGCTGCTACCTATGCAGGTAAGTTAGACAAGCTTGAGGTTGCTGCTGCTAATGCTTCAGAGACTATTGGCGGGGCCTTAGTTGATGCATTTGCCACAATCGCCGGTGATGGCAATTTGGACAAAGCAATTGACAAGATTGATTTGCTTTCTCAAGGCATAGCAACTCTTATTTCACCTTCACGCATGAAGGCACTTTTTGCCGGAGTAGATTTGAAATATGGCTTGATTCCAATGAATAAGCCCGCTACTGACTACGGCGCAGCACAACAAAGCCCTGGTGAGCGCAATGCTGCGGTGGCATACAATAAAAAACTAGCAGCTCAAAAAAGAGAGGAATTAGCACTCCTTGCAGCTAAGAACAAGGCTACAAAAGAAGAAGCTCAAATGAAGAAAGATCAGGCGGCCCTGGACAAGCTCAAAGAAAAGTTTGACTTGGAACGCATTGGCCTCAATGTTGCCTTGAATCAAGCTACTGACGAGGAAACAAAGGCACGCATTCGGGCTCAAATCGCAATCCTTGATGAGACTGGCAAGACTGCTCAAGCTGCCAATGATGCCTTAGTTAAGGCGCAGGCCGAGAAGTTAGACCAGGAAGTGAAGGCCGCAACCGCATTGGCATATTTGTCATACACGGCAGGTTTAGCCGCTACACAACTCAACAACATTAATGGCCGCGTGCCCGGAGTTACATTTAACCCAGCCCAACAACCTGACCGCAATTATGTGCCAGTAATCCCATCAACAAATATTCCGCCAAAAATGCCTGACGGCACTCCAGCCTTAATTCCGGGCACTGACTACAACCCAGCCCAACAACCTGACCGCAATGTTGACCAAAAAGCAGGCATTTCAGTTGTGGTTAATACTGGGCCATCTATGGCTGATGAAAATGTCATTGTGGATGCCGTGCAAGCTGCGCTGAATGAAATTGCCCGCCGTGGTTATTTGACTACTTATGCAGGGGCCTTGCCAGCATGACAATCCCAGTCATAAATTGTTTTATTAATTTTTCAACCGGCCCAAGTTTTGCTCAAACCATGATTTTAGATCAGGGCATCTTGGACACAAATGTTTTAGGTGATGCCACTGCGGTCATTGTGGATGTTTCGAATGTAGTGGATTCTATTAATACTAGGCGGGGTAGAAATGCTCAGGCAGACCAATTTCAGACTGGCACACTTTCATTGCGCATTGTTGACCAAAACGGTGACTTTAACCCTATGAATGCTTCCGGGCCTTATTACAACCTGCTTACACCAATGCGTAAAGTGCAAATCACTGCCACATTTGCCGGTGTCACTTATCCCGTCTTTAGTGGGTTCATCACTTCGTACAGTACAACCACGCCTCAATCTGCCGTTGGCGATGTCGTTTACACTACAATCCAGGCGGTTGACGCATTTCGCTTGGTTCAAAATGCGCAGATTTCTACAGTTGCAGGAACAAGTGCAGGGCAATTAACTGGAGCCCGTATCAATAACATTCTTGACCAAATCAACTGGCCAAATTCCATGAGGGATGTAGATCCGGGCCTAACAACAGTCCAAGCAGATCCGGGCACGGCCCGCACCGCGCTTCAAGCTTGTCAAACAATTGAGACGACAGAATTTGGTGCATTCTATGTTGACGCGGCGGGCAGTTTTGTTTTCCAGGATAGAAATTTAACCGCTTCAAGCGTGGCAGCAACACCCGTTGTGTTCAACGATGATGGCACACCAATTGATTATTTTGATGCAAAATGGGTCACAAATGACACCCTTGTTTACAATGAAGCCAACATCACTGCCACCGGGTTGGCTACTCAAAATGCATCAGATGCGGCGAGCATTGCCAAGTATTTCTTGCACTCTTACAACCAACAAAATCTATTGATGCAGACCACTAGCGAGGCGTTGAATTACGCTCAGGCTTATGTCGCTTCAAGAGCTGAAACAAGCGTAAGATGCGATGAAATTCAGTTGGATTTATACACCGCCAATTATGATTCAGGGATTATTGCAGCCCTTGACCTTGATTATTTTGACCCTGTGACAATTACGACCAACCAACCAGGGGGAACAACCCTGACCAAAACACTTCAAGTCTTTGGCAAATCTATGGAAATCACGCCAAATTCTTGGCGTGTGCGTATGACGACACTTGAGGCCATTATTGATGGTTTGATACTAGACAGTGAACTTTATGGAATACTTGACACAAGCGTGTTGAGTTATTAGGGAGATGAGAAATGGCTAAACAAACCTTTACCACCGGGCAAGTACTGACGGCAGCCCAAATGACATCACTTCAGCAAACTGCCATGGGCGGTGGATCAACTACTGATAAAACGACTTCTTATGTCCTAGTCGCTGCTGACGCTGGAACAGTCATTCAAATGAACGCTGCTGGTGCGACAACAATTACAGTCAACACGGCTCTTTTTGCTGCCGGTGATACCGTACAAATCCAAAACATAGGGGCGGGCGTTTGCACAATAACTGCGGGAACTGCAACAGTTAACACGGCTGGATCATTAGCCCTGAGTCAATGGGAAGGCGGACAACTTTACTTTACAAGCACAAGTGCGTCCATTTTCTTTGACACTGTACAAGCTTCATCAGCAAGCGGACTTACTCTAATCAATAGCACTACTTTCTCAGGTGCAACAAGCGTTGCCGTTGATTCAGTCTTTAGTTCAACATACTTAAATTATTTCATTGCCACTTATTTCACATCCGTAGGTTCAACAAATCAGACACTTGGATTGCGTTTAAGATCAAGTGGAACAGATGACACGGCTGGAAATTACATCAATCAAGGATTGCGAGCATATCCTTCTGCGGTTGCTTACACCGGCGGCGTTTTAACTGCATTTGATTTGCATACTTTGAGCAGCGCAAATCCTGCTTACGGCCATCATACCGTTCAGTTACTTGGGCCTAATTTAGCTAATTTTACTAAAATCAATTCATTGGCAAATGGTTATACTGCTTCACCAGCCTATACTTATGACACTTTGCACATGTCAGGTTTATGCGCTACAAGCACACAATATGATGGATTTAAGTTATTTGTTGCCTCAGGCAATATTGCAGGAACAGTCAAAATCTACGGATATGCAAACTAGGAGAAAAAATGACAATATCAAAGAATTTTCTTGTAAATGCTGCAACAGGCGAAGAAATTGTCCGCGACTATACCCCTGATGAATTGGTACAACAGACAATTGATGTCGCCACTCAAAAAGCAAAAGTAGAAGCTGAAGCTCAAGCCGCTTTAGACAAAACTGCATTATTGGCTAAATTAGGAATCAGCGCCGATGAAGCCAAATTGCTTTTGAGTTAAATGGAGACGAGTGCAAACGGTTGGCCAGCATCCAAGGATCAGGCTGAGATAGGAATAAAGTCTTATCCCGTACCAGGCACGGCGATTAAGCTGCGATGCGCTGAAGCGGTTGCACCCTTGCTCATTGGCTTAGCTGCTGAATTTCATGAGCTGATTGAACCGCTTGATGTTGGATCAATAGATGATTGGGGATATTGTTACCGGCCAATCCGTGGGCAAACTGCCAAGTTAAGCAATCACTCCTCCGGAACGGCTTTAGATCTAAATGCCTCAAAGCATCCTTTGGGTAAAGTAGGAACATTTCCGGCAGAGAAAGTACCAATGATTAGGGCCTTGGCTAAAAAATGGGGATGCATTTGGGGCGGGGATTACCGCAGTCGCAAGGATGAAATGCATTTTGAAATCGCTATTAGTGCAGCCAAGGTGGAGGCATTAATTAAGAAAATACAAGGAGACGAAAAATGAACCAGCAAATCAAAACGGCGGCCTTGTCGTATTTACGAGCTTCACTGGCATCAGTTGCAGCCCTTTACCTATCCGGGATTTCTGATCCTAAGATTCTGCTCAAC